CCTGAAGAGCCGCTGACGGTGAGCGAGTGGTCTGATCGTTACCGGAAGCTGAGCAGCAAGGCGAGTGCTGAGCCTGGCCCGTGGCGGACAAGTCGGACGCCGTACCTGCGCGAGCCGATGGATTGTTTGAGCAGCAGCAGTCCGATCCAGCGGGTGGTGATGATGTTCGCGGCGCAGACGGGCAAGACCGAGGCGGGCAGCAATTGGCTGGGTTATGTGATCGACCACGCACCGGGACCGATGCTTTGCGTGCAGCCGACGGTGGAGATGGCGAAGCGGCTTAGCAAGCAGCGGCTCGAGAGCATGATCACCGACACGCCATGTTTAGCCGCGAAGATCGCGCCGGCTAGGGCAAGGGATTCTGGCAACACGATGTTCAGCAAAGAGTTCAGCGGTGGGATCATGTTGCTGACCGGGGCCAACAGCGCCACGGGTCTGCGATCGGCGCCATGCCGCTACCTGTTCGCTGACGAGGTGGACGCCTTTCCTAGCGATGTGGACGGCGAGGGCGACCCGGTGGCACTGGCCGAGCGGCGGACGACGACGTTCGCGCGTCGGAAGATCCTGCTGACCAGCACGCCAACGGTGAAGGACTTCAGCCGGATCGAGGCGGAATATTTGCGCAGCGACCAGCGGCGGTTCTATGTGCCGTGTCCGAGCTGCGGCGGGATGCAGTGGTTGCAATGGCCGCGGCTGAAGTGGGATGCGAAGCGGCCGGGTGATGTGAGGTATCAGTGCGAGCACTGCGGCGAGCGGTTTGAGGAGAACCACAAACCGGCGATGCTGGCGGCGGGCGAGTGGCGCGCGACCGCACCAAGCGATGGCAGGACCGCTGGGTTTCAGCTCAGTGGGCTTTACAGCCCGCTCGGGTGGTGCAGCTGGGAGCAGCTGGTCGATGACTTTCTGCGGGCCAAGTCAGACGCGCCAGCGCTGAAGGCGTTTGTCAACACCCGGCTGGCCGAGACCTGGGAAGAGGACTATGCCGCGGCCGTGAGCGCTGATGGCTTGATGACCAAACGGTTGGCGTATGAGTCGGGCACCTGCCCTGATGGCGTGGTGCTGCTGACGTGTGGCGTGGACGTGCAGGACAACCGGCTGGCGGTAAGCGTATGGGGCTGGGGCGAGGGCGAGACGGGCTGGCTGATCTGGCATCAGGAGCTCATGGGCGACCCGACTCAGGTGGAGGTGTGGGGCCAACTGGATCAGGTGCTTGTGACGGAGTGGGCAACGGCTGCGGGCAAGGCGCTGAAGGTGTCGCAGGTGGCGGTGGATAGTGGCGGCCACTGCACGCATGAGGTGTATCGGTATGTACGCGATCGCGTGCGGCAGAACGTGGTAGCGATCAAAGGCAGCAGCAGACGCAACAGCCCAGCGGTGGGCAAGGGCAGCAAGGTGGATGTGAGCTGGCAGGGCCGGGTGCTGAAGCGTGGCGTGACGCTGTATCAGCTGGGCACTGACACGATCAAAACAACGCTGTTCGGTCGGTTGCGGCATAACGAAACGGGCGGCATCGGCACGCTGCATTTCGGCATGGCTGCTGATGAGGAGTATTTCAGGCAGCTGACCAGCGAGCGGCAGGCCTTGCGGTATCACCGCGGGTTTCCGATCCGTGAGTGGGTGAAGAAAGCAGGTGATCGAAACGAGGCGCTCGACTGCGTGGTCTATGCCTACGCGGCGATGCTGCTGTTATCCAGGCGGATGAACCGGGCGACGATGTGGCAGCAGCTGGCGGATCAGTTGGAGAATGGGAAGAAGGCGCCGCTAAGATCGAAACGGCAGCCGGCCTCTGAGGCTGCCAGTGGCTTTGTTACCAACTGGTAGGCCGTGAACATCCCGAGCGAGATCAGAGCAGGCGACACGATCCAGTGGCGGGATGTTGCTGGTGTGGACAATCTGGGGAATGCGATCAGCAGTTCGGACTACACGCTGACCTACTACCTGCGGACGAACACGGCCAGCGAAGGCGCGACGGTGGTCGGCACGGCTTACGGCACTGGCTGGGAGTTCACGATCGCTGCGGCGACCAGCGCGGGCTTTGATGCCGGGACGTGGTACTGGCAGGCGGTCGCGACAAAGACCGGCAGTACGGTCACGATGGGATCGGGCCAGCTGACGGTTCTGCGGAGCCTTAGCTATACCGGCACACCTGGCGCGGTTGATGGCCGATCGCAAGCGCAGCAGGATCTGGACGCGGTGCAGGCGACGATCCGCGCGATTGTTTCAGGTGGCGCGGTGCAGCAATACAGCATCGGCAACCGCAGCTTGTCAAAATACAGCCTGAACGATTTGCTTGCGCTTGAAAGTAAGCTGAAGGCCGAGGTCAAGCGTGAGCAGATGGCGGACCTGATCGCCAACGGGCTCGGCAACCCGCACAACCTATTCGTGAGGTTCTGATGGGATTGCGCACGCGGCTATTCCGGGCGATGGGTTTTGAACCGGTGCGGCCGCAGCGGCGGGCGTATCAGGGCGCGCGCGTTAGCAGGCTGACCGCCGACTGGGTGACGAGCGGCACCAGCGCTGACAGCGAGATCAAGTCGAGCTTCAAGGCACTGCGCAATCGTGCGCGGCAGCTGGTGCGTGATAACGACTACGCCCGGCAGGCGGTACGCGCGATCCAGAACAATGTGATCGGCCATGGCATCAAGCATCAGTCGCAGGTGCGGATGCTGCGCGGCGGGCGCCTGGATCAGGCGATTAACGGCCAGATCCATGAGCAGTGGGAGAGGTGGATGCATAAGAGCCGCTGTGATGTGAGCGGGCTGTTGGGCTTTCACGACATCGAGCGGTTGCTGGCGCGGAGCATGGCCGAGTCGGGCGAGGTGTTCGTGCGGATGATCCGCAGGCCGTTCGGTGATTCGCGGGTGCCGTTTGCGCTGCAGATTCTCGAGGCGGATTACCTGATCGATGACGACGTGCCGCAGGCAGCGGACGGCAACACGGTTCGGATGGGCATCGAGGTGGATGGCTACTTGCGGCCGCAGGCTTACCACTTCTACGCGAACCATCCTGGCGACACCTATGCGGGCAACCCGCGGACGAATGGACGGCGGATCCGTGTTCCTGCTGATGAGGTGATCCATCTGTTCCTGCCGGAGCGGCCGGGCCAGACCAGGGGCGTGACGTGGTTCGCGTCGGCGTTGATGCGGCTGCACATGCTGCAGGGCTATGAGGAGGCCGAGGTGGTGCGGGCGCGGGCCAGCAGCGCGTTGATGGGCTTCATCCAATCGCCTGAGGGCGAGCTGGTTGGAGATGAGATCTACGAAGGCGAGCGGGTTAGCGAGTTCAGTCCGGGGGTTTTCAAGTACCTGGCCCCGGGCGAAAGCGTGACGGTCCCGGACTTGAATGCGCCTGATGGTCAACTTGAACCGTTCACGCGCTCGATGCTGCGGGCCGTTGCGGCTGGTGTCGGCGTCAGCTTTGAGAGCATCAGCAAGAACTTCAGCGAGAGCAACTACAGCAGCAGCCGACTAAGCCTGCTCGAGGAGCGCGACACCTATCGGGTGCTGCAGCGGTACATGATCGAGAACTTCCACCAACCGGTCTTTGAGGCATGGCTTGAGATGGCAGTGCTTAGCGGTGCGCTGAACCTGCCTGGTTACGAAACCAACCCTGATCGTTACCGTGCCAGCCGTTGGATCCCGAGGAGCTGGGAGTGGGTCGATCCGCAGCGCGAGGTGGAGGCGTACAAGACGGCCGTGCGGTGTGGCTTCAAGACACTGGGCCAGGTGATCAGCGAGCAAGGCGGCGATCTGGATGATGTGCTGATCGCACGTCAGGCCGAACTGGCGATGTTGGATGAGTTGGACATCGTGCTGGATACGGATCCGAGCGAGGTCAATGATGGCGGAGCGTCGCAGCCATCTATGCCAATGGGCTCTGAACCTGCCTTTGAGGACACCGAGCCGCCGATGGAGGAAGAAGAGTACGAAGAGGAATCGGCGCTCGAGGATCCTGCCGAAGGGCCTGAGGATTGATGGCCAACATCAACGGCACCGAGATCGACCTGATGCCGACCGATGGGATGCGAACGGAGGCGCAGCGTTATCGCGACTGGAAGAGCGAAGGCGAGCAGGGCGGCACTGAAGTTGCTGCGACTAGGGCCAGCCAGATCTTGAGCGGTGATGAATTGTCGCCTGACACTGTCATCACAATGGCGGCGTGGTTTGCGCGGCATGAGGTGGACAAACAAGGCGAGGGCTTCAGTCCTGACCAAGATGGCTATCCGTCACCGGGCCGTGTGGCATGGGCGGCATGGGGCGGCGATGCTGGGCAGAGTTGGTCGAATGCGAAGGCCGATAGAATCAAGGCATTACAAGAGAGAAGCGCTGTGGAGATGGAGCGCCCCTATCCGAATGAGCACGCGGCAAGACTGA